GTGCAGGAGTTCACTCCGTTTCAGTCGCAACATTCTCCTGCGACGAGTGAAGGAATGCAACCGTCGAATGTTAAGCAGGTGCGATGCAGCACCGATTCAGTCTTAACATTTGCGAATGACGAACGAAGGAGCTTGCTTGTCTTTTAAGGCGTGTGCAGTTGAATATAATTTTGCTTTAGTAAAATTAAAGACACAATATATGGCTGATTACAATTCAACTGCAACATCCACGATATATGTAAACGGTAAACCTGCTCAGCAGGAATTGCTTAGGCTTAAGCAGCGCGCCAATGATTTGCGTGATGCTATTGCCAAGGCTGGCGCCGCAGGCAATAAGGCCGACTTAAAGAAATTCCGATCAGAGTTGAAATCTACAAATCGTGAAATTCGCACGATTGAGAATTCAATCACTGCTGCTGAGCAAGTTATGCGTCGTTTGAATAAAGCGACACCAAGAGAGTTGAATATGACTTTGCGCCAATTGAATAAAGAGCTCAATGACATTGAGCGTGGCAGTGCTGCTTGGAACAAGCAAGTAGCTAAGATAAAGCAAGTGAAAGCAGAGCTTGCACAAGTTAATGCTGAATTGCGTACTCAAGAATCTTGGTGGACTCGCTTCAATAACAAATTGAATCAGATGCAGACCTCTCTGCTTGGAATGATTGCTCTTTTTAGCGGATTGGTTATGGCTGGTCGTCGTGCCGTCAATTCTTTTGCCGAGATGGAAGAAGAAATTTGGAATACTGTAAAGTATACCAGAATGTCGCGTGAAGATGTTGATAAATTGCAGGATGCGTTTAAAAACATTGACACTAGAACTTCTCGACAAGAGCTTAATGAGTTGGCCCAAGAGGCTGGTCGTCTTGGCAAGAATACCCTTGAAGATGTTCAAGGGTATGTTGAAGCTGCAAACATTATTAAAGTTGCTCTTGTCGATCTTGGCGATGGTGCTACTCAAACTATCGCAAAGATATCAAATATATTCGGAATCGAGCAGTTGTTGGGCACTAAAGATGCAATGCTTGCTGTTGGTTCTACTGTTAATGTCCTATCTCAGAACTGTACTGCCTCTAAGCCCTATCTTGTCGAATTTGCTCAACGCATGGCTGGTGTTGGCGCACAAGCAAGGATGACGGTTCCCGAAATCCTTGCGTTTGGTGCAACGCTCGATGCTAATGGACAAAAGGTTGAAATGTCTGCTTCTGCTTTGGGTCGTCTTATCATGCAATTATTCCAAAAGCCTGCTGAGATAGCAAAGACCGTAGGTCTTGATGTTCAGCAGTTCACTGAAGCGCTGAATCGAAGTACTAATGAAGGTCTTATGATGTTCTTGCAGCGTCTTCATGACATTGGTGATAAAGATGCTCTTGCTGCATTGTCGCCCATGTTTAAAGATTTAGGTATGGACGGTGTTAGAATGTCGCAGGTTCTTGCGTCGCTTGCTGCTCATCTTGATATGGTCAAGTGTGAACAGCAAGAAGCGACAAAAGCCTTTGAGGAAGCGACTAGTGCGACCAATGAATATAATATCTTCAACAACACTGCACAAGCAGGAATTGACAAAGCCAAGAAAGGTATTCACGAGCTAGCAGTTAGTCTGGGTGAGAAACTTATGCCTTTGTATCGGCATATTCTCACAAGCAGTAGTGCGTTTCTCCGCACTCTGTCTTTGCTTGTTGATTTTGTCATAAAGTACAAAAACACCATTATTACTCTTACTGCTACTTTTGTTGCTTATAAACTTGTCGTGAATGCCCAAATCATTGCTCTTAAGGCAATGTATTTGTGGGAAGGTCTTGTCAATGGTGTAAGGAAGATAGGCATTGCTTTGATGGGAGCTGGCAAGGTCGCTGCTCTTGCTTTGGCTGTTGCTTATAATACTATAACAGGTAATGCCGTTAGAGCCGCAGCTGCTTCTCGTGCGCTAAGTGCTGCAATAGCGAGCACTGGATGGGGCGCTATTGTTGTCGCTATTGGTGCTGCTGTTTCTGCTTTAATGATGTTCACATCAAAAACCAAAGAGGCTTCTAAGGCTCAGCAGGAGTTTGAACAATTCACTAAAGACCTTGACGATACAAGAAAGCAGTACCAAGAAACTCTTGACAAAGAGAAGCGCAAGATTACAGACCTTGTCACTGTGGCTCGTGATGACAATGCATCAATGGAGCAGCGCAAGAAAGCCATCGATACGCTGAACCGCATAATCCCGAACTACTGCGCTAAGCTTGACGCCGAGACAGGCAAGTACCACGAGAACAAGAATGCTCTTGACGACTATCTAGTATCGCTGGAGCGCAAGATTCGCCTGGAGTCAAATCGTGCTGAATATGAAAAACTCATAGCTGAAGATGAGAGGTTGTCTCGTGAGATTGACACTTCTCAAAGCTATGATAAAGCGAGAGTACAGGGCGCGGTGGACACATACAGCGGAAGTGGAAGCTACGAGATGAAGGAGGCTGTGGCGCACGCCTACGGCGCGAGCATGACCGCCAACGGCCAAATTACCGGTGTTCCTGACTCAAAGACCGTAAGAGAATTGAAAGGACAGCGTGCTGCTGTTCGTGTTAAGATACAACAACTTGTGTCTTATGCAGGAAAAGAGAACCTTGTTCTCGGTGGCGAAACTTCCGAACCTACCGCACCTACCATTACTGACCCTTCTTATACCCCTGGTGGCGGTGGTGGTGGCGGTTCTCACTCAAGTGGCGGACGCGGCTCTGGCCGAAGTGGAGGCGGTGGTTCTTCATCAAAGAACACCGACAAGTTCGCTGTTGAGAAAGCTTGGCGTGAGCGTGAGGATGCGCTAAACCGCATCTCCTACGCTACAGGCGTGATAGACTATGAGCAATATACATTACGCATGAGCGAGATTGCTCAGGAGTTCTATCAAAAACAACTGCAGCACAAAGACCTTAACGAAAACGAAAAACTCAGCATAACTTCACAGTATGCTGAGGAAGCCAAGAAGGAAGAAGAATTGCGTCACAAGCAAGCTCTTGCCACGCAAGAGAAGGATTTTGACGAGCTTCGTGCGAGTGTGATGCAAGACTACATCGATAACAAAATCTCCAAGTCAGAGTATGACATGGAGATGGAGAACATAGAATATGCTCATTTGCATGCCCTTGTTGCCATTGCTGAAGAAGGTAGCGACGAAAGGATGAAAGCCGAGGCTAACCTTCGTAAGAAGCTGCTCGAAGGAGTAGAGAAGCGCAACAAGGACATAGAGGATAAACAGCGTGAGCATCAGCAGAAGCTTGCTGAGCTTTATAAGCAATACTTCACTCCTTCAGAGGATGAGAAGCAAGCCCTGTATGACTCCACTGCCGCATATCTTGACGAGATCTATCAAAATGAGCTCGCCAAGATAGGCGATGACAACGAGAAGAAGTTAGAGCTTGAAAAGCGATACCTCGCAGCGAAGAAGAAGTTGCATGACGAAATCTTCGCCAAAGAGGAGAAGGACAACCAGGAGCGAGGCAAGAATTGGGAACAATGGACTCAGCAGTGGCTCGACAAAATTTTTGGCGAAGGTACCTGGGAAAAGTACGGTGGATTTATCACCTCTGCGGTGAGTTCCATTACTGCCACATGGCAGAACCTCACGAAGCTCATAGAGGCTGAGGAGCAAGCTAAACTTGCTGCCATGACCAAGAAATATGATGCCGAGATAAAGGCTGCCGAAGGCAACCAGTATCGCGTCAATCAGATTCAGAAGCGCAAAGAGGCAGAGGAGAAGCGCATCAAAGATGCAGCCAACAAGCGTGCCATGGCGATGGAGATGGCGCAAGCCATATCTAGCAACGCTCTAGGAGCCATCAACGCCTATGCCTCTGCCGCCAAAGCTCCGTGGCCATTAGGCATGGTGCTTGGACCCATTGCCGCTGGACTTGCCCTTTCCGCAGGATTGTTGCAGATAGCAGCCATCCGCAAACAGCATGCAGCGCAATCTCAGGGATATAGCGAGGGCGGTTTCACCCGACCTGGGGCGAAGGACGAGCCCGCTGGCATCGTCCATGCCGGTGAGTGGGTTGCCAGTCAGCGGCTGCTTGCTTCGCCCGTAGCGCGTCCCATGATTGAGATGCTTGACCATGCGCAGCGCACCAATACCATCGGTCGCCTTGGCACCGGTGGCTCGGGAGTGTCGCCCTCGGTGGCATCTCCTGTTGGCGGCACCAGCGTGGTATATCACGAGAGTGCCGAGCTGCGCGACACCATCCGACGACTCAATGAGCGCCTTAATGAGCCGTTCGTCACGATAAATACCGTGACAGGCGACCATGGCATTAAGGCTGCTCAAGATGAATATCAGCGACTAATGAACAACACATTACCCAAAAGCAAGCGCAAATGAACACATTAAACTTTGATTGGAACGCCACAGCGTTCTTTCAGACCTTGACACAAGAAAATCTGTTATGCCAGAGCAAAGGTTACAACTTTGCCAAGTGCTCCGGGCTTGATGGCTTAGAAGATTTTCTTGCATCGATGCAGACCGTCACGCGGGCGGTGCTTGTCAGCGATATCTCCCCTGGCGTGACCGACTTGAACAATGCGCCTCGAACTCGCAGAGTGAAGACGGTCTTCCTTGTTTGCCGACATGCCCTTGGCAACATGGATGCCCGCAATGCAGCCATGGCAGAGCTGCGTGAAATCTTCAGGCAGTTCATGTCGCGGTTTCTGCTCGAGAAGAACCGCATCGAGCAGGGCATTCTCTACTTTGATCCACGAGTTCAGTTCACTGAAATCTCTCCTTATTTTGCCAGCGGTTGCGCTTGCGCCTACTTCCAGATAGCGGTCAACACCATGACCGACTTACAATATAGAGCAGACGAATGGCAGCAGTGACACAACAAGATGCCATAGAGCAGCGGCGCAAGTTCGTCGATGCTTTCAATGGCACTCAGCTTACCATGTGGCAGGAGCAGATCACTCTGCTCGATGTCATTGACACAGGCAAGCTTCTTGGCAGTGTCGCTTCCGTGCGCTGCGACCATGATGGCAAGGTGACCGTTGTTACACTTGAGCAGTCTTTCCTGGAATATGGCTTGTTCCAAGAGTATGGAGTAGGCAAAGAAACGCCACGAGGAAACCCCGGTGACATCGGGCGTGACAAGGTGCGCCAGCGCCGACCATGGATGAGCAAGAAGCTTTATGCTTCGGTCATGAAGTTAAAGGAGATGTTTGCCGACTCCATGGGCCGTGAGTTCTGCGGCATCGTCGCCGATGCCCTAAGCGATAAAAAGATGCGTGAGGTGATGCGCAGCAAATAGTGTCTTTTTATCGGCATTAATAAAATGATAATTTTGTGCAAAAACATAACAATATGAGTACACCAATAGAAGAACTAACCGCTCTCGTCGATGCGCTCCGCGCCGAGACCACCGAGCAGTCCATCACTCCCGAGCGAATGGGCGCGATCTTGCAGCGCATGATCGATGTTTTATCGACTATGCAAGATGTTTGCAACTCTGTTTATCAAAAGCCATCTGGTGGCATCCCCAAGACTGACCTTGCAAGCGGTGTGCAAACATCGTTAGGTAATGCTGATACTGCATATCAGAAGCCGTCTGGCGGCATACCTAAGACTGACCTTGCAAGCGTTGTGCAAACATCGTTAGGTAATGCTGATACTGCATATCAGAAACCGTCAGGCGGTATTCCCAAGACCGACCTCGCAAGCGGCGTGCAAACATCGTTAGGCAATGCCGATACTGCATATCAGAAACCTTCAGGCGGTATTCCCAAGACCGATTTCGAAAGCAGCGTGCAAGCATTACTTGACAACTTAGGTACTCTTAACTCAGAGTCTGTCGGGCTGGATGACGTGACAATAACTATAAAGTTCTCGCTAACGCAGAATCTTACAGACTTGACTTCTTCGGTTTATGCTGATACTGTCAACTTTGGCGATGCATTGACAATCACCCTCACGGCTGCAAGTGGATATACGGTTGGCACATGCAGAGTGACGATGGGCGATGTTGACATTACCGAGACTGCATATAGCAATAATGTCATTTCTATAGCAGAGGTGACGGGCGATGTCGTTGTGACGGCTGCCGCCGCTGAGGCAGGCAATACCCCTGTCCAGTTTGCAGATTCAGCGGTGGAGGCTATCATACTTGCCAACTCGACTCATGCTAACCCGAGTTACATCACGGAAGAAGAAGCTTTGCTTGTGACTCAGATTGGCTCTGGCTATTCGCAAGGCAGTTGGTTCAAGGGCAACACTGCGATTACATCTTTTGACGAACTTGCTCAGTTCGGTGTTACAAGCCTTTATGAGGGTGCTTTCAATGGTTGCAGTGCTCTTGAGTCTATTGATATAAGCAAAATAAGTGCTTTGACAACGAGGGATTCTTTTGGTACTACATTCATGAACTGCACATCGTTGACCAAGATTAAGACGAGTAACACATTGACAACTATCCCCTTGAATTGCTTCAGAGGCTGCTCTTCTTTGGCTCTTGTAGACCTTGGCGAGGCGGTTACGACATTGAAAGCGACGGCTCTTATGAGTGCGCCTGTGACCACTATTGTCATGCGTTCAACCACACCGCCAAACTATGAGTACACATGGAAGAAGCGAGGCGCAAAACTCTATGTCCCCGATGAGGCTTTTGATGCCTATCAAGCAACCGATTGGGGGACAAATTACCCAGCTGTAGCCGATAGTTATGGCACACAGATGTTGAGATTAAGTGATTATGTTGAAGAATAATATTTAGCGACATGAAAATTGAACAACTCAAAAAGAACGGGAACGGCATAATGCCGTTAACTCATAGTGATGCGGTTTTCTGCGAGGACGGCTTCAACGTATCTCGCCATCTTGACATACTCAATGATGCGGTCAAGCCTAACGGTTATGTTGTCAATCCTGTGGAGATTGATTATGGGTCAAGCCCGTATTGGATAAATGCGACTCCACAGGTCTTTGTAAGGCAAAGCAATCAATTTTCCACAACCCCTATAGAGTTGAAGAATGGGGAGACGATAACTTTCAAATGTAATGCAGACGGCAGATTGAGCGCACTCGCTAAACTTTCATCATCGGTGGAAGGGGCATCAATGACTGCGCAGAGGTTGCTTGTCGGCACTTCACCACAGAATACGGCACAGGTGAACACATATACCTATACTGCGGCCGAAGACATGTATGTGAAAATCAGTTGCTATGACGACTGCGGACTGACTGTCACGATAAACCGACAGGTGAAGACGGCAGACAATGCGATAGCACGTCTTGAGGGCATGATGGAGAATCAGTCGCAGAACTATGTCAAGGACGCAGGCGAGGTGCTGTCATATCAGCCGATAGGCACAACGGACTATGCCGTCATAATGATGTATGGGCAGTCTTTGTCTATTGGTCAGGAGTCGCCAGCGAGTTTCAAGGATGATGATGTGGAAGGTTGCTATATGCTGCAAGGTGGTGTCCATGCTATAGGTGGTGACACCCTTGTTCCGCTCGGCACAGGACTGCCTGTTTTCGGCAACATCACAGGTTTTCGGCAAGACCCTGTTGTTTCGGCTACAAAGGCTTTCGTGAACCTTTACCGAAAGGCACACCCCGAGGACACTAACACGAAGTTCATAGCTTGCTCTCTCGGTGTCGGGGGCCGTTCGCTCGTCCTTTTTGCTGATGAAGACCGCTATTCATGGGCATCCACATCATACATGACAGAGAGAGTCATACCTTGCCTCACCGCACTCAAGGCGATAGCGGATGCAGAGGGTAAGACAATATCACTTTGTTCATTGATTTGGTGTCAAGGTGAGACAGACTATTCTTCATCGTACATCGTTGATACCTATGCTCAGTGGTTCGCAAGGCAGGCATCTAACTTTGGTGGCAGCCTTGATGCCTACAAGCAAGGATTGCATGACCTGTATGATGATATTTATGCTCATGCTCAATCAATCTTCGGAGCGAGCAACCAAGTTGCGCCACCTCCATTCTTTGCTTATGCTCTTGGCGGCGGCTGGATTGGCAACGCATTCCTCACCATTAACCGAGCCACCTACGAACTTGCTGACGAACTCGACACGATGTGGATTGTTGCTCCAAACTATCCAGTGCCTGACTACAATGGCGGTCACTTGGCGATGAATGGTTATCGCTGGTACGGTGAATATATCGCAAAGGCCATGTATTATGCACTCATCAAGAAGGTGGAGTGGACTCCACTGCAACCGATATCAGTAGAACTTGTTAATGGCAACATTGAGGTCGCATTTGACCGAGCTGTCACATTCGACACCTACACTAATGACGAATGCCCAGACTATGGTTTTGTTATAAGGCAAGGTACAGCTTCGCAACTCAACAATGCGAAGGGTGCAGGTTCGTCCGAATACAATGTGGCAATATCATCAATCACTTTGAGCGATGATGGAAAGAAGATAACGATTGTTCCAGGCACTGCACTGACGGCTGATTGTGTTGAGGTTGTGTATGCAGGTAACGTCGGCACATATTCTGCACGTCATTTCCAAGGTTCTGGCAATGTAAGGGACTATGACAAGTGGTTGAGCCTATACAAATACAAGACTGACGAGGGCGACCATGGGAATTTTGCGACAGCACCTTATTGGTCAAGGGTTACTGCTACCGAGTCAGACACCCAAGCCATGTGGGACTCGGCAACAACATACGCTTACGGCGATGTTGTGAGATACACCAAAAACGGCACGACATACAAATGCACATCTTTGCGAAATGGCAACACCAACAACCCTCCTGTGACATCGGATGGCATGACAGGTGGCGGTGTGGCATGGAAGGATGCCACTTATGATGAGACTGCAAGTATCATAGACGAGTCTGTTCTTGCTGGTACTGGGTATGCTTATGGCGCAAAGGTGCGTGTGCCTGACATTTCGGCCGTATTTGGCTACTCTACTTTGGAGTCGGTTGTCGGCGGTAGTTCAGGCGGCAATAAGACTTACCCATTCACGAAGGTTGACTACAAGCCAGAGGACGCTAACGGCAACAGTATTGTCGGCAAGAAATACCCGATGCAAAACTGGTGTGTGAATTTCTATGTGAGGTTGGAGAATGAGTAAATTAGCGCAGAGGTTTTCCCTCTGCGCTGTCTTTTATAGGCTTGTTTTTGGTTGGTATTTTTGTTTCAAAAATAACAAACACACCAAAACAAGTCACTATGAACACAGAGAATCTTCGAAGAATATTCTTCACCGCTTTTGGGGCGATAAGCACAGCACTCGCCCCGACATTGCCATATCTCATCCTGTGCACTGTTGCCGTACTTGCCGACTGCCTCTCGGCGTGGCTTTTGTCACGGCGAGTAAAGAAGGCCTATCCCGACGACACTAGTAAGGAGGCCGGCAAGTTCAACTCCTGGCATTTCGGTAAGACGCTTTGGACGCTGCTCTGCGTCTATGCCCTGCTAGTCTTCGCTTTCTTCCTCGAGCAGTACATCACAAGCAGCTTGCCGTTCGACGCTCTCAAAGTCGCTGCTGGCGCGGTAATCTTCTGGCAGGGATGGAGCATCCTAGAGAATGCTTCATCCTGTAACGGTGCCAAATGGGCAAAAATCTTGCAGAAGATTATGGTCGATAAGACCGAGCGCCACCTTGACATCGACTTGAGCGACCTGCGCCTCACTGATCACGGCGACAAGGAGAATCCCGCTGGCGCAGGAGAGCGTTCTGCCAAGTCAGTTGATAATATACCTGCTTCATTCGCTGCCATGCCTCGCGCCTTAGTGCCCGAGGAAGGCAGCTTGCAGCTTCGCCTTGAGCGCACCGCTTTGAAGAAGCTCTACACCATCGGGCACCTTTATGTCGTAGCTGGTGGCAAGAAGACCTACGTCTGCGACACCATCGAAGACACTGTGCGCGATGTCAACAAAAACGGAGTTTTCGACAACGGAGAAAAGAAGATCAAGTCGCTCACGGCGATCCCCTACGGAACCTACGAAGTAGGCTGGTCTTATTCCTCCAGGTTCGGTGTGAGCAAGTTCAAAGAAGCTGCCAACTACAACCACACCATGCCCTGGGTGAAGCGAGTGCCCCACTTCGAGGGCATCTTGATTCACTGCGGAAGCAGCGAGAAGTCAAGTGCCGGCTGCATCATTGTTGGCTACAACAAGCAAGTAGGCCGTGTTGTTGACTCTCGCAAGGCCTTCAACAAGTTGATGGACTATTACCTTTGGCCAGCCAGGAACAAAGGACAGAAGATATATATTACGATAGTATGAAACTACCCGAGAAAATATATCTCACTGTCCCGACCAGTTGGGCAGACTTGACCGACAATCAGCTCTACTACATCTTCGGACTCTTTGCCGACAATCTAAGCTCAGCGCAGATAAAGGCATACTGCTTCTTCACATGGAGCGGTACAAAGCTCTTGTGCCGCTACGGTGACGGATACCTTGCCAAGCGAGGCAAGGAAGAGTTTGCTTTGACCTCTGCTGTTGTCGCCTCTGCCGTCCACGCCCTTGATTGGGTAGATGTGTTGCCCGATATCCCTGTTCGCATATCAAAGATAAAAGGCGCAAAGGCAGCAGAACCCACGCTGGTGGGTTTCGCCTTTGAGCGATATTTGTATTGCGAGAATATTTATCAGGGATATCTCCAGACCCAGCAGCACCATCTCCTCAACGAGATGGCTCATCTGCTCTACGACAGCGACAAAATCACTCCCAATCAAGCCGAGAAGATAGGCATTTTCTATTGGTGGATGGGACTCAAGAGCTACTATGCTCGACAGTTCCCACACTTCTTCCAGAGCGTCAGCGACAATGCCAATCTTCTGCACGCCAACAGCAACCGACCACCAAGCAGTGCCGAGTTGCAGCAAGCGATGAATGCCCAGATAAGGGCGTTGACAAAGGGCGATGTCACCAAGGAGTCGCAGATCCTTGCCATGGACACATGGCGAGCCCTTGTCGAACTTGACGCTCAGGCACGCGAATATGAAGAAATAAATCAGACAATGAAGAAATGATATTGCTCATTGACCACAAGCAAGCTGCCATTAACCCAGGCACCACTATAGACTATATCTCGTCGAACCTCTTATTCAGCGACCGAGAAGATTTCTCGTTGACGTTTACGTTGCCCTTGCGAGGGTGCAAGCAGAACCGAGAAATCTTCTCCAACATCTACCGCAAAGATGTCGATATCACCACGCTCTACTATGATGCGGAGATCGTCGCTGGACGTTTCCGCTCATCGGGAGCGGTGGCCGTTGTCGAAGTCAACGATGACGACATCAAGCTGCAGTACCTTGGCGGTCGCAGTTTCATCAATTTCTATCCCGAATGGGATGACCTCTACATTGATGAACTTGACCTTGGCTCTTATACAGGCACGGTCACCACGCCCGCCGATGAATGGGGCGATACCGACGAGATAGCGTTGCCATGGGTGAACAACACCAGTGGCAACATGCAGAACCGCGCCGACAAGGTAAATGGCACATGGCAGTTCCACACCACAGCCGACGATGACGAAGACACCGAGGTAGTACGAAACCTCTCCAAGCAGATTCGCCTGTATAAGATCACCGAGCTTATACTAGACGCTGTTGGCTACACCAACCGCGACTTCACTGCTTGGGAAGATAGCGAGTACTACTACCTCTATATGCTCAACACCTTGCCCTCTGCCTGGTCAAATGGCTCACGGGCTGCTGCCCTGCCACATTGGACCATCAATGAGTATTTCGAGGAACTAGAAAAACTCATGCAGTGTGTCTTCGACATCGACCACAAGTTCGGCAGCGTGAAGTTCTCCTTCCAGTCTGCCGACCAGACTCATGCTGGCGAGCGAGAGCTGCGTGACATCCTCGACGAGTTCAGCGTCACCGTCAGCAAAGACGATGACAGCGACTATAAAGGCACGCAAAACATAGGCTATGCCTCCTGCTCTCACGAGATGTGGAACTTCATGCAATGCGAGTGGTATTTCCGCTCCCATCCCAATGTGCATCCTGTTGTTTATGAGACTGTGCAGGGCATGCTCACCCACTTGCACAACGACGGCCCCACCAGCGGACGCTCCTCAGGCGGTCGCATCTCCAACGACAAGACCTTGATGTATGCCGCCGATGTTGACACCTACTTCGTGCTCTTTGAGCAGCTGCGCCGTCCCACCGATGAGAGTGCGAGCATCACGCTCTATGGCAGCGGTTGGGAAGTGCGCCCAATCAACCGTTTCGGTGATTGGATAGGCGATGACGAGAATTGGCGCGACAAAGAAGAAATCAAGGCTGTGCCGGCATGGCTAGACCTTGCCATAGATGCCGACTACAACAGCAAGGGGCGCATCCTCTTCCTCGAATGTGGCTCACTCGACAACATGTCAAACTCAGGACACACTGGTCCTCATGGGCGAGACGAGGCACAAGAGCAGCAGAAGGAAGTCAATCAGCGAGGCCTCAATGTGACACTCGCGCTGATGAGAGGCGACCCGGGCGACAAAGGATCCACCTTCGACAAGATATATGTCGGTTTCTGGTATGGTGAGCCGCAGATCTTCGGCGACAAGCTGCCATGCCCATTCATCGACTTGTTTGAGATAGAGTCCTCTTGGGACTATGTGGAAATCGGCAACGACAAGCATAAGATTGTAGGCAACTACACCATAGTCAACAGCGGACATGACGGTTCGCTCCGCATCAACAATGCGAGCTACAGCATGGGGCCATCTCGCGATACCATGACCAAGATTGAGAAGACCAAGAAGTATGAATTTTCGTTCGTTTCGGAAGAACTTCCGAACGTTCGTGCAAAATTCCTCATTCGCGGGAAATGGTATCTATGCAGCGAGCTGCAGTGCGAGATTACTAGCGACGGCATAAGCAAGGTGATGAAAGGCACCTTTTGGAGAATACTCGACGAAGAAGAGGATAACTCATAAGTAAAGTTTTTCTTTGTAATTGAAAATGTGAATGCCTGGTGCGAGAGCATCGGGCTTTTTCTTTTTCTATGATTGCTATATTTAGCAATTAATTATTAACTTTGCAGAAATTTTGAAATGAAATGAAAAAAAATTTCTTTATCCTCGTGGCATTTTTGCCGATGCTTTTCTCTTCATGTGGCGAAAGCAGTACTAACGAAACCAGTGCTAGTTATGTTGAATTTGATAGCACCTTTGTTGGCAAAGACTTGCCAAGCAACAGAAATGGTGACTGGGAAGTGTTCAATGACGCTGAACCAGGCAAGCGCGAGACCATTGCTGGCATTGACTTCGAACTTGTTTTTGACAACCAATATACATCTAACCTTTCGTCAAAGCGAAAGTTAAGCAAGAGCGAAGTGGTCAAGGTTTGCAAAGCAAAGAAAGGCAAAGATCTCTATTTCTATGTTGATGGCAAGAACGAGTCGCTTGCCGACTGCTACGCCAACAGTATTGGCGGCGTAGTGCAATACGAAGGAGAAACCGTTAAATAATATGTTCTTCAACATATTTCTGCATTTTTCGGAGTGTTACTATTGACATTCCGAGAAATCGTTGTATATTTGCAACGCTAAACAACAGTAGTACACTACTCCGCATGAGCATCGGTTATTGCTCACGACTTACTCGTTGGGCTTTTTTTATTGCCCATGTAGCCACTATATGACGGCTGCCTTGTCTAGGATTTTGCTCTGCGGAGTGTTCCTGTTGTTTAGCGACGGACAATGGCAGCCGTTTCTTTCTGCCTAAAGCTAAACAACAGGAGTATGAAAGATTCTATTTCATTACAGAGAACTGCGAAGCAGTCGGCATTTGCGCTTGCTGAGAAAGCGCTAGAGTTGATAACCAGTCAGACCGCGACAATCATCACCGGTGTTGTCGCTGTCGTCGCTATCCTCACCTATTTAGCTACTGAGCAATGGAGTGTTTTCACCACCGTTGCGGTTATGGCATTCGCCATCCAGTTCGCTTTGATGGCTACTGTAGACATCGAGAAAGGGGGCGTATCATGAGCACCTGGAATGTGAAATCAACTGTGTTCGAGCGTGACGACTTGAAGATTGTTGTAAACAAGATATGCGATACGTCGAACAATGACCCCACAGCGTGCGAGATTCGCGTTCAACGCCACATTCGCAGCTACGATGACCTAATACATGAGACACATATTTGGCTCGACGAGGTGCGCCAGGTAATCACTCTGCGTGATGCCCTGACGAGCTTCATAGAGCAGCACCACCTTGAGGAAGGAGGTGCGGAATGATTAAGTATCATTTTGAGCTGCGTGCTGAAGGAAAAGTCATAGACGCTTTCATTAGCACATTCACTGAGTGTCGCCAGCGAGGCGACGAACAGGCGACAAACCTTGTTGACACAGGCCTTGCCGATGGACTTCAATGTCGTTGCTACAATGACGCTTTGCATAGGTGGGAGAATCTTGGCAAGTTCCTTGGCCACAAGAGATACACCGATGCTTTCGGCAAGGATCGTGTAATTAGAGATGACTATCGAGGCCTCGAACACATAAAGGAAGGAGGTGCGGAATGAAACGCCAGGAATCCCCAGTTGCGACTATTGACGCAAACGTAGTTATAGCTCAATGGCTTGAGTCGCAACGATTTACCCCCCCCAAGAAGCTAATATAGAGGGCGTTACGCTCATGACAAGCGACGATATCATTCGAGCTTTGAGCGATATGTGCGACCTCGATATTAACGCCGTAGCGGCCGCCATGATGGATGCCGGGTATAAGATGGTATTCACCTCTCACGGCAAGCATGGCTGGGCGCTAGAACGAAGATAGGCAACATTTTTTAGACATATAATAGCGGTGTGGGCTTCGTCGTGAGACGAGGCTCTCACATTTTTTTGCACTTTGTGCCTGGCACCAGCCCCCGCAGCCCCCAAGTAAAATTGTAAACAGAGTACAGGAGTGCATCGGTTCTGCCGCATGCATTCCGATAGGGGGAGCGCGAGGGGCAAGCCCCACCCCAAAAAGAGTGAATCTATAAACAGAAAATATGCGGCGAAACGCTGCAATATTTTACACTTACATGTTTTTATTTTTTCTAATATAAAAGTAAAAAATTTTAGTACATTAGTACGGATTTGCGTTTGTAAACTGATTATTAGCGAGTTAAGGGCGCACACTTTTGAGGTTTCAAAGAGTGCGCAAGTGTGCGCACAGTACAGTAGTACGGACCGAAAAAAGGGTGCGCAAAAACGAGCGCACTAATGTACTATAATACAGAGGATTAGAAATATTTTCGTACATCCGCACTAAAAGTACACTCTTTTTGGGAGTAAAACGTACATGTGCGTGTGTAAAACAAAAATGAAATTTTCATTGCATATTTAGGTTGATTATTGCCCAAAATGTACTATCTTTGTGGTGCAGTTCAAGGTTTTAGGTAATAATATTAGAATTCACTTTGAGGTTCAGGGAGAAGGAGCCTTCTCCCTGTTTCTTTTTAGAGCGCTATGAACATCTATCTCCAACTTCCCAAGCACCTTAGCGAGTGGTTGCGCCATGAATATGGCGACGAGCAAGGTGTTGTGCGTCTTCCCAATGGCTGTGCCGAGCATGACGTGATGGAGATGTTGATGGAGAAGTGGCCCGAAGACGTGCCAGTCGAGACCATGGGCGAAGGCAAGACGGCTATTCACATCCCCGAGTTCAAGGCGCGCAAGCCCGAGTATTACAACTACCTCACACCTTATGGCAAGAAGATGCTCACCCATGTCATATATGTCCGATTCAGGATACAGCTGTGGAATGATCTCCATTCATTGGAAAAATTCCACTTACCCATCACCGATGCCATATATGACTGGATGGATCGTCACGGCATAGAGCCGGTAGAGAAATCTTGGGAGAGCATCCGTCAGATGTACTTTCGTCAGCGAAAACAATACAAACCAAAAAAAAAGTGATTTTTTTGCCATTTTTCGCTACGAAAAAAACCGCTAAAATTACCAAGGGCGCACAAATTGTAACAAACATCAACTAACCATACATCCGCAATAATATGACCACAATCTGCCACAACCTACCAGGCATCACCGAGATAAGGATTCTCGATGCCGCGAGCCTACTACCATATATTATGGAGAAGGCGTGTGCCGGCTTCACCGTCGGCATCTTAGAGAAAGCAGCGCCGATACACTTCTTCGGCACTGCGACGTGTGAGACAGAGCAAGTTGACGACCACAACGGGCGACTTGAGACCGCTACTCTCAAGTTCGACTGTTTATTAAAGGTGCCTGTCACCGGTGTTGCCTTCCTCATTCGTCAAGCGTCGGGGCAATGGTGGCTTCTGGGCACCAAGGAGCATCAGCCCCAGATCAGCTTGGAGTACAGCACTTCGATGCCTGGCGAGAAGTCTGTGACCACCGTCACTGCCGAAATGAGGGCGTTAAAAGCCCTAATTGGCGTGTCGGTGTAGTCCTTTAGCAAAAGGCGTGACTACCATAAATTTGCATTATTAACTCTTTACCGACCACGTTATGCTCAAAAAATACGACTTAAAGCTCAAAGGATATGTTGGCGGTTGGGATTTCGATTCCGATTACGTCGATTATATCTTAGACAAAAAAGAGAAAGGCGAAGTCAACGTGCTCATCAACTCATTAGGTGGTGATGTCGCCACTGCCTTCGCCATAAGCGCGATGTTCAAGAACCACGCCAATGTCAACGTGCATTATGTGGGAATGAACGCCAGCGCTGCCACCATCGCTTCGTTAGGTGCAAAGCATGTGTCGATAGACGCAAATGCGATGTACCTGGTCCACAAGTGCAGCAATCTCATCCTTAAATGGGATTTCATGAACGCCGACCAGCTGCAGCAGCTCATTGACGAGTGCGAGAAGCAGAAGCGAGACCTTGACAAGATAGACTTGAACATAGCCAGTGCCTATTCGGCACGTTGCAAGAAAGATAAGGCTGACTTACTTGGATTGATGACCGAGGGCGGTTGGCTCTCAGCCAAAGAAGCCCTTGATTGGGGTTTTGTTGACGAGATTACCGACGAGCCCGAGGACGAAGCTCCCGTTATCGACGAGGGCATTGTGAACTTCATGGAGACTGCTGGCATTCCGATGCCCAAGAACATGAAGGTTGAGAAGCCTAAGTTCATGCAGCGACTCATCGATGCAATCGCTGGCCAAAAAATCGTAAACAAAACCATAATAACTATGCAGAAGACCTACAAATTCGTGTGCGCACTCCTCGCTATGGAGGCGTTCACAGTCGAAGACGGTAAGATTACCCTTACCGATGAGCAGGTTCAGAAGATAGAGGATGCCATGTCGGCCGAGAAGGCTGCGCTCAACGTAGCCTTGTCCGATGTTGCCGAGCGTGACAAGACCATCGATGAACTTAACGGACGCATTGCCGAGTTGGAGAAGAAGCCAGCTTCGGAGCCTGTAAACGTAGTTGAGGATGGCAAGAAGTCCGAGGATTTCACATCCAACTTCAACGAAGCCCGCAAGATGTTTAACCAAATCAATCGTTACTAATATGGCAGAACAAATTCACACCATCAGTTTCTCAACTGAGGACTACCAGAAAGCAGCCGAGAAGTGGGACAAGCAGCTTTTGCTGATGCCACTCTTCTCTGCGCAAGAGACCCTTAAATATATGAAGGGCATTCCTGGCGTTCGTAACGCCATGCATATCGGCACAGCCGAGAGCAATGCCCAGTTTGCTCCGTACAAAGCTCGCCGCGTGTCGGCAGGTGAGACCGAAGTGATCTACCGTGAGCTGCGTACCTATTTCGGCAACGTAGTAGAGCAATTTGAGCCCGATGCCTATATCAGCTACTTGCTTGGTGAAGGTGCTGATTTCCTTGGCGAGGGACAGAAAAACGCTCCCAGCGCCAAACTCGTGCTCGCTAACGTGATGATGGCTCTTGGTCACAACCTCGAGGCAGCATTATTCTCGGCAAGCCGCAACGCCAGCGGTGACACCACCATGGACTTGTTCGATGGATGGGGCACTATCGCTGATGCAGAGATTACTGCCGAGAACATTAGTGTTGCCAAAGGCAACCTTATCGAGTTGGACGAGGCAATTACCGATGTCAACGCTGTTGATGTCGCAAAGCAGATTCTTTTCTCGCTTGATCCACGTCTGCGTCAGCAGAACTTGTTCCTGTACTGCTCGCAGGATTTTGCCGACAAGTACAACGAGGCCTATCTCGCTACTCACAACGGCATCATCTACAACACCCAGTACAACCAGCCCTTCGTAGAAGGCAGCAATCAGAAGCTCACCCTTGCTCCACTGCCTTGCTTGACCGACACTGACAAGTTCTTTGTCAGCAGCCGCGACAACATGCTCTATGGCTACGACAATATGAGCGATGTAGAGCGCATCGTAGTAAAAGACTACGAGCCCTTCGTCCTCACTCTCGCAGCAGCCATGTTCTTCGGAGTTCAATTTCGCTCCATCGACAAGCGCATGCTCAAAGTTGTTAAACTTGCTGCTGCTGCTTCAGGTGGCAATTCGGGTGGTTCTTCGAGCGGCAACGAAGGTGGTGCAGGTGGTGGTTCATCCACTCCAGCAACCCCAACCAAGGTTGCCACTCCAACCTTCAGCCCCGACTCTTGGGCAGAAGGTGAGACTCTCACCGTAGAGCTTGCCACCGAGACCGATGGCGCCAGCATCTACTACACCGATGACGGCACTACTCCATCTTCGGAGTCCACTGCTTACGACAGCACAAACAAGATCACTCTCAGCGCGACCAAGACCATCAAGGCCATTGCGGTCAAGTCTGAGATGACCGATAGCGATGTTGCCACTAAGGAATACACCAAACCCGATTAATAAGAAAGGAGATTAATATGTCAGTAACATGTCCTAACTTACAGCAATCAATTGCTTGGTGCCAAGGCGCTCCAGAGTACCCTGGCATCCGTGGACGTGTATATTACACGTCAAAAGGCAACATCGTGATGTTCCCTACCTTGACACGCGACACTTTGAAGCGTGCCACCAGCGCCACGCTCACCGGCTCTTTCGAGTTGGCAAGTGGCGAGGTGTGGAAATATATCGATATCAACGTGGAAAAGTCGCAGTTGACCAGCGAGGCTCAGGGCGAAGCCCCAAGCCAGACTCAGCTCAACAAATTGACTATGGTCCACAATGGCGTAGGCGAGGCAGCCACTGCCGCAGCCGTATATCTGAACAACAACGACAACGTCTTTGTAGTTCAAGATATGGCAGGTCGTTACCGTGTTGTCGGCAACGAGCGTTGGCAGTCGAAGTGCACCGTAGCGCAGGACAATGGTCAAGGCACCAATCCTGCCAGCACCACAATCTCTGTCGAGGCAACCGACGAGATTGCAGCGCCATTCTATGTAGGAACCCTCGAGACCGAAGACGGCACTCTCGACTGCAGCGATGGCAGCGTCACTCCTTCGGAAACCGAGGAGACTGAGGTGACTGATCCTAACCAGTCTTAATCGGTAGCTTCATCTATTCTATATGGAAGCGTCTATCAAGGACATACTGTCGGATGTGTCGACGTCCAAGATAGACGCTGATTTTACCGATTACCACGGCAAAGATCTTTTCGGAGTCCACAAGCGCCATGCGTGGGACAGAACCACCGAGGCGCGCTGCGATTTCACTTACTTGTTGAAGTTGACACGTCGAAGCGAGGTGAACTTCATTTCCATTTGGAAGAAGAGCCTTTATGGGCGAACCTTGACCGACATCAAGAGTGACCCAGCGATGGTGTCGCATTTCGCCGACAACATCGTGCCGGTCATCAGCGAGACACTAGGCACCAGCCTTGCCGTTGGCGGTTGGTGCATAGTGACATCGCCGAAGCGTCGCCACCGAGAAAAGAACTTTGCCACCATGATCAGCGAGAAGATTGCGTCGAAGCTTGGCATCCCATTCTATGAGGATGTGGCAGAATGCCGAACCAAGCAGCGCATGAACGCTGTCTTCACGCTGAATTATCTGCCAGAGGAGCCCAACATTATCGTCTTTGACGATTTCGTTACTACAGGGCAGACTCTGCGTTCTATGAAACAATTACTCCAGCCGCTTGGCAAGAACCTTGTATTCTTCAGCGGCATCAACAACAAACTATAATTACGTCATGATTGATAAAAAACTGCAAAAGCGCCTGGTGGATTGGTTGGAGTCGCCATCCGATTCACGCAACATCGAGGAAGGCGCGACCATCCTCTTAAAGATTAACCGCAACATCATCATGTATCGCAATGCGATAATGAGACCAGAGAAATATGCAAAGCATATTGAGCACCAGTTGCGGAAGTATTATGACAAGACCGTTGTCGAGGTCACCCATCAGCAGGTTGAGCAGATGGCCGAAAAGGCAGAGCGCATTGTCGACAACCATCTCTCCTTTACCTATGACAATCCCGCCAGCGAGTTCAAGAAAGGAAAGCGCGCTGACCATGACAAGCTCCCAGACGAGATACAATCTCTGTATGTGGAGAATCTCTCATTGGTTCAGCGGATGCGAGAAGTGCATGCACGCCTTCGCATCGTAACAGGTCAGCCAGGGATGTGTACCGACAGCGACCGTTACCCCTTCTTGAAGGAGCTTATCGCTCTCGACAAGCAGCTCCATGAGAATTGGGCACGCTACGACAGCTACGATTCTGCAAAGCAGGAGCAGCATATCAGCCTCGATGCAAGAGAGGAGAGTCGGCGTGCCACTGGGTTCATCAACCTACAGAAGAACCGATATCGTAAGAACCCCACCGAGGAGATGCGAGAGCGATTATCCATCGCCTATGCCAAGGTCATCAATCCCACCGAGAAGATGACTAAAGAGCTTCGCGAGTTAGGCATCATCAAATAACAGTTTATTATGAAAGCAAGATTAAACAGCCGTCAGCGTAGGCGTAACAGATGTGGCTTTAAGGGAGAAGGCAGCCACAAGTGGGTGAAGACAACTCCAATTGGCAAGATTGAGCATGAGGAGCCAAACCCTGCTTTTAAATGCGCCATCGCTCATGCAATGAGATTGTATATCTCGAAACATCAAGGTTCAAAGAAGAATCTCCGTCTATATATGTCTTAGTGAGGCGCAACACATCCATAGAAGATTACTTGTCGCCTTTAGAAGACAAGACCACGCAGGCATATCTCACCAACTCCATTCAAGTTGCCGATGTGCTGGAGTGGATTCTTCAGCAGTATGGCGAGAGTGAGGTGTGGCAAACATCCTTCTCCATCAGCGAGGAGTTTTTGCGTCGCCTGTACTTTATCCGTCGAAGCGGTAAAGTCAGCGACTTCCATCTGGTCCTTGACCTGAAGGCAACCAACAAAACACTCAAGCTGTGGTCCTTCATCGTCCAGGTTATCGACAAGGCCTATCTTGCCGATAACCACAGCAAGATCTTGCTCGTCAAGTCGAGCGACGGACGATGTGCGACAGTAGTCACCAGCCAAAACCTCACACGAGGAAACCGACATGAGAGTGCCATCGTCACCACAGAGGAAGGAATCTTTTCCATCCTCTTTGGTCAGATGCAGGATATTATAACAAACCATTCAGTGCCGCTAAATGATGTATTCGCCCGAAAACTTACAGCTGATTGAGAAGCTCGCCTCGCTGTATATGACCATCAGCGAGATAGCGAGCGTCCTTGACGTGCCAGCCGAGACCTTGCGCCGCGACATAGCCAGCAAGGGCTCTCCTGCCGAGAAGGCATATACCAGGGGCAAAGTGTCAACCAAGCTCGAACTGCGTAAGCAGGAAATGATGCTGGCTCGCGTCGGTTCTCCATTAGCATTGGAGAACAGCCGCCGAGCTTTATTAGATATGGAGGATGACGAATAATGCCATTGCCCAAGACCATAGACGTGTGCCGTGTCGATCTCTTCACCGCAAAGAGCGAGCTCGAGCAGAAGTATGATGCGATTACCGTTGCTCGCCTCATAAGAGTGAGAGACGAGTATCAGTGGATGCTTGCCAATCCCGATGCGAGAGACAGGCAATTCGTCGATGAGTTCACCAGCCGATACGGCGTGTGTGACTCAGCGGTCTATAATGACCTTGCAATCATCAAGCAGCTCATGCCGGCACTCAGTGCGGCAAGCAGGGATTTCCACCGATGGAAAACCAATCAGATGCTGTTGGAGACCTACCAGATGGCGCGCAAGCGCAAAGATGCCAAGACCATGGAACGTGCTGCCACGAGTTATGGCAAGCTCAACCGAGTTGACTTAGAGGACGAACAGGCATTGCCTTTCGACCTAATCGTGGTGCAGCCGTTCACTGCGACGCAGGATCCAAGCGTTCTTGGCATCAAGCCCATTCCCAATTTGGAAGATAAAATATCGAAGATGATTGAGAAATATCGTGCCGAGACAATCGACATTGACGATGTAGAATATGAAGAAGCCGACCTTGAGGAAGGCGAATTATGGGGCACCGATGGCGAAGCAGCCGAAGAAGGAGATATACTTCAATAAGCCGCAGCGATTGACGCAGTTAATCAGCGCGAATATCACTGTTATAGTGGCAGGGCGAAGGACCGGCAAGACCGATTCCATCGCCGCTCCCTTCGTGTTGCGCAACATGCAGCGCATGCCTGGTTCTACTGGCGGCATCGTAGTGCCCACCTTCAAACATGGACTAACCAATACCATCCCTGGGTTGCTCGCAGCGTGGCGACGATGGGGTTATGAGCGCAACGTGCATTATGTCATCGGCAAGCGACCTCCAAAAACCTTTGGTAAGCCCATCATCGAGCCAGCCGATTATGAGCATGTCATCACATTCTATAACGGCAGTGTCGCAGTGATCATCTCACAAGACCGTCCAGGCTCGAGCAACTCCTTAACCTTGTCCTGGCTTTTGATAGACGAGGCAAAATTTATCAATTATGATAAGCTCAAAGAAGAAACTCTGCCAGCCAATGGCGGCATTAAGAGTTTCTTCGGGAGCCGTTCCTTCAACCACTCAATGATGATATTGAGTGACATGCCGCAGACGTCAAAAGGTAGCTGGTTTCTCCACTACAAGGACAAGATGGATAAAGAGCTCATCACTACCATTGAGGCAACAGTCTATAAGATATGGAGCACCAAGCAGCGCATCCGCGACATGAAGGCGCACGGCAAGCCAGTGCCCGAGTATCTGCGCAACTATTTGCGCAGGATGGACCGCGATTTAAACAAGATGCGCTCTGTTGCGGTGTACTATAAGGAGTATTCCTCGATAGAGAACCTGCAACTGCTTGGTGAGAACTATATCAAGCAGATGAAGCGCGACCTCACACCTCTAACCTTTCAGTGCTCCATCCTTTGCCAGCGCATCGGGATTGCCAAGGATGGTTTCTATAGTTCCATGAGGGAGCGCCACAAATATGATGCCAGCGACTTCGCCTATTTAGACGAGCTAGGATGGACCGTGAAGCAAGATGCCCTTGACTCACGAGCCGACGCTGACGTAGATCCGAACTCACCAATTTGCATTGGGATGGATTACAATGCTAATATTAATTGGATTGTGGCAGGTCAGCCGAGAGAAGGAAAACTCTTCGTCTTAAAGAGTTTTTATGTCAAGTTCGAGCGCAAGCTGCCCGAGTTGGTTGGCGACTTTTGCACATATTATCAACACCATATCAACAAAGAAGTAGTGTTCTATTATGACACTACAGCTTTGGGAAGCAACTATGCAGTTAATGAGCAGGACTTTCATTGGGTAGTATGCAATGAATTTTTGAAGCATGGGTGGCACGTCAACGACGTGTACATGGGTCATCCCATGAAGCACAGCGAAAAATATCTACTCATTAATCAGGGTTTCTCAGGGCGCCAGGAGTTAGTGCCGATGTTCAATCGGCAGAATAACGACGATTTGATATTAGCCATTCAGTCCGCAGGTGTCATCCGAGGGCGCAATGGCTTCAAGAAGCACAAGGCAGGAGAGAAGCTCGCCGAGAGCGAGGAGAACTTGTTAGAGCACCGCACCGATGGCACCGATGCCTTCGACACGCTATATATAGGGTGTGAAAAATTGCCTCAGACAAGTTTTCCATCGGTTGCCTTGGATATAGCCGGTATATCCTGAATTGAAATCATTTTATACATGATGTAATTTTTGTACTATGTGCGGCAGTGTCTGAGAAGATCCTGCCGCATTCCTGTCTCCCTTGCATCCATTTCCAGTTCTTTCCAAAATGGAAAGATCTGCAAAGGATGTTATTTTACTTTCGTCGAGAAAGGTAAAATAATGGTTTCCTTTCATCCTTATTCGGCACATATGCGGAAAATAGGATGAAAGTCTCCGAAATTTACGCTTAAATTTCCTCGGAACTGCTGGAAATTCCAATTTATCGGGATTTTCAGCGTCGGTTTTTGCGGATTCGAGCGTTCTCGACCGCAAAAACCGCGCGAAAATCCCATTTTATCGGTGTGCGCACACACGAAAAGCATTGAATTTCTTACGTAAATTTAATGCTTTTCCACCGATAAAATTTTTAAACCGCTGTAAAACAGCGGTTCTTTGGGGTTTAAGGGGCGTTTTTAACGCCCCTTACCGTCGGTAGACCCCCCTTCCGCCCTACATCGTGTGTGCGCTCTCGCTCGCTCTCTCGTGCGTAATATGTAAGACCACCACCGCAAAAGCACACCACCACCGCCACCGAGAAAGGCGATGTGCGGTATTGCGCTGACGTGCGAGAGAGAACCCACGCCAACGGCGTTGGTTTCGCTCTCGTCATGTCATAACCACTTATTATAAAATCGTGTTGAGTCTTTCAACTTGATTTTATTTTCTTTTTTAATGTTCGGTAATTGAGCTTTCGTGCATGAAATTATTTGCTGTTCATCTCACGATAATCGGTTTCTTTCAATCCTCCAGTTTTGGAGGATTGAGGCTTACCAGCTCATCAGAGTGTCGTAGATTATCTCTGACTTGTTGGTAAGATTAGCGTCAAACTTAACTGCTAGAAGTTTAACGATATGCTCTAGAGCATCTTTGCAGTTTGTTGTGCATACAGGATTATCACCAAGCCACACTTCTGCAGCACCGTTGTTGATGTTTACATGGATGTTGTCTGGAGTATTCCCATCCTGGCTGATGTTAAAGAATTGCTGTGTCATGATAGATGAATTATTGAAGTAAAACATAATTTTTACGTGCGTTAAAGTGCACATGCTAGCTCACGAGGAGCGCAAGAATTTTGCCGAGAAATACTACCCGAAGGTGTGGA